TTAGTCATATAAATTATCGCTTTCATGGAAGAATTCACCAAACTCTTTCACGTGAATGCGTGGAAATCGATTGTTGAGTTCATTATATTTATCAGGAACATCCAGATAATATGCCCGTTTTATCTGTGAAACAAACAGTTGATAATTCATCCATTGATTAGGCACACAAGTAATACCAACTGACATATTTTTCTCAAGGTTTGTTTCTCCAATACAGGTTAAAAGACAGATAAACCGACCAACGCCAAAGGCACCATCTAAAATTCTTTGCTGCGCCCAAACTTCAACCACTCGCTCACGGGTTGAGGTTTTTACAGGAACATGAAATTTTGGCTTCCCTGCTCCCAGGTCAAATATATAGTCGGTAGGAAGAACGATAGATTCACCATCCAATTCTACGGCTCTCATTTGAGTAGAGGGAGCAATGTTTAGATGGCGGGAATAGAGATGGCCAATCAGTTTTTCAAAGTAATCACCTGCGTTTTTCTTCATACCATCAACCAAATCAGCGCAACAGCAGTAATTCATTGCTATCACATAAAGTGCCGTTGTTATATCTCGTGCAGATTGGCTTGAGATGGTCTGGTTCTGTACGTTATTCCAAAATGTATCAACTTTAGAAGCACCGGCTGCATCAGGAGCCAGTCCCTCAGTGTAGAGATCTATATTAACTGGTCGGGATTGTTTGCTACCATCGGGTCTTGCAAAAACAATATAGTTCTTTCCCCTGGCTGTAGCATTGCTGGTTAGGGGAAGGCGCGTCATACCATCAATTTCAGCTTGACATAATCTATTTATTTCGGCAAAAAGAGTGGTTATAGCTGAATCGATAGGCGACACAGTAAACAGGTTCTTCATTTCATTATACTTGGTTTGAATTTGATGCATAATGTATTCCTCCTAAAGCTAATCATCTATAGTTTCAAGAATATCCTCTATGTGGCAATTCATCGCCTCACAAATCTTAAGAAGCACATCCGTGGTAATGTTTGCGCCTTTGCTCAGTTTGGCAATAGAGGCTGTACTCACGCCGCTTTTTTCTGCCAGGTCGCGTTTGTTCATATTTTGGTCAATCAGCATTTTCCACAATTTGTTATAGCTTATTCTCATCGTCTGCCTCCTGCTCTTTCATTAACAGCAAATTATGTAGGATCATTGATCTTCCGGATTAAAAACCTCGTTCAAAAGACCGTATCTACCGTCTTGCTTGTTCCGGGTAAAGCGAATCACATGGACTCCTTTTTCCGCATCTTCAGAGGGAATAAAGGGCATACGCTTTGTCTGTTCAACAAGGATCACCTGGCGTTCATGAGCATGATCAATGAGATATTCAATAAAATTCTGTTTAATGGTATCGCTCTGCTCTTTATGCTCCGCCTCAGATAACTGCGTCAAAGACGAATCAACAGCATAAAAACCGGGAGCCGGCCGCCCCAACTCTATGAGATAAGAACTCATCGCAAGGGTGGTAATCGTGTTCAATATGCCGCAGAAGCCGCCGCCCATTGAAACAGATTTCTTTAGTCCTCCAATCTCAATATCAAAGTTCTCCATATTTAGTCTGGCCGTTTCTGCGCCGCCAACTTTAGATGCCCTTAAAATTTCCCGCAATTTTTCCTCAAAGCCGTGAATGATATCGTAACCATAATCCTCAAAAATGCTGTGCTTTTGAGGTGTCGATGTTTCTTCCGTTTCTTTGCTGAACAAATCACTTCTATACTGGACTTCATCCTGCCGAATAATCTCCAGTTCATTCGACAAACGCATCAGCTTAAGCTGCTTTTCAAGTTCTTCCTCAAATGCAGAGAGCTTTGGCTGCAATTGTTCTGAAATTAAAGTATCTATATTATCCTTCCGTTCTTCTAAAGCACGGATATGTGCCATGATTTTTTCCTGCTGGCGTGCGACACCATGCTGTGCATCGTTTAACTCAGACAAATGCCGTTTGATCTTTTCAAGTTCAGCGGCAGAAGCATCGATAAAGGTTGTGTCGTAGGTTCGCTCGGTTTCTTCACCGCAAACCGGACATTTAACTTTTTTCCGCACAGGCAAAGTACTTGCCGCGCCTTCAACGATGAAACCAATTCTTCTGATATCGGATTGATATTGCCGCCGAAGGATAGCAAAATTATGCCCTATGGTTTGGGACTCGGAAAGTTTTCCGTTCCATTCATATATTTGCGACATAATTTGCTGGCTCTCTTTCGAGGCGGCGTCCAACTGTGCTTGTAGTTCGACAATTTCTTTTTGTACACGCTCAACACTTGCGTGAGGGCCTGTGATTTCTTCAGAAGAAAGTGCCTGTTCCAGCTTTTCACGTCTGACAGACAGTTCATTTACTTTTTCCTGAATGTAGCCTATCAGAGCCTTTTTCTTTGCCGCGCTGATTTTGGGATCTTCCTCCGCTTCAAGATCATCTGCATCCTGGCCAGTCAACAGATAAAGTAAAACGGCGGCGGAGGCTGTAGGTCCAAAGCTGCCAGGAGCTAACAGAGAAGAGCTTTCTCTTGCCACATCAGCTTGGCGGATAAAAAACAGGTGAAGCATACTTCTCCATGTCAGTTCTTGGGTTTTTGAGCCTGTTTCTGCTGAACGCACAGAGTGCGGCTCATCAATGCCCAGCAAATGAAGATATACGGCATTGATGTTCTTTTTCGCATTGTGGTTTACACTATAAGAACCGTGATCTACGGTAGGGTCTGTTCCATTGACACTGATTTTGGAATCACCGATCTTACGCTCCAAAACTACGGTCCCCCGATCAGTGACCAAATGGAGGGCAATACGGTCATATCCATAGCTGTTATCAACAATCTTGGAAGGGCGGTTCTTTTTAGGTGTAAATCCGAACACATAATCCATGCAGTCCATCACAAGACTTTTTCCGGTGTTAGAAGGCCCTAAAACAAAGTTCAATCCTGGCCGGAAATCGATAACGGACGCTTTATGCCCTCCGCCAGACACGACGAGTTTTTCAATATAGAATCTATTCATGCCTGACCTCCTTCTAATGATTGGATGGTAAGCCGATTAATTTCCCGGAGCATCAACTCAGCGTTTGCATTGTCAAAACTTTTTATCACAGTTTGAACCGCAATTCTATATTCATCGGCATAGTTGCTGGTTAACTTCTTACAGATGCTTTTTCCTGCCTCTGTTATGGAATACTTGTACCCTGTTGGAGCCATCTGAAACCGGACATTTCCATCCAGTAAAAGCCCTTTTATGGCAGAAGAAACGAGACGTTTCCTTGCAGGATATTCGCTGAATCTGTAGTTGCTGTAGCCATGAAGATTTTCGTCTAACAGGCCAAAATCAGCCGCATAGACAGAAATAAAATCAACCGCTCCAATCTGTTGCTCGTCCAAAGCTGTCCCGTGTACCTCGTTCAACAGCAAAAGAATACGGAGAGAAATTTCAAAAGTGGAGCCAAGAGCAGAAGTATTCATTTCTTTCGCCTCCTCTTTACCCATACTAACTTGCCGTCATTTACGAGATGATGGCATACGCCTTTTTTAATTTTCCCGCTGATCCAATATGGAGAGGCACTGAGTAAGTAATTCGTAACTGGGACAAGAACTGCCTGTTCCATTACAGCAAGCATATGATCGAAACCGTTCGGATGGGTTCGTTTTGCGGTATCTTTCACACCCGTGAAAGTTTCGCTCTTTAACACATCAAATTGGTCAGACAAGCCACCACTTCCAAGTTCCAGTACACCACGCCGTATTGTTTCAGCAGCATAGAAGTCAATGCGGCGATCATCCAGATCCTCCGCATAATCAGGAAAGCTGGAAAGGTCATCATCCGAAAAAGAATCCAGTCCTTCGGCATCAGCATATGCCAAATACAGTTCGCTTATATATTTTTGCTCATCATCGGTCGCTACTGCGGGAACCGGCACATTTGCCGGCCGCGGCAGCGACTTTATTTTTTGCTGTATTTCGTCAATCAGCGCCATATCGATTTCTGATTCTTTCTCAGTCTGTGATATGGAAGAACCATTGATGGTATCAAGCAAAATTTGCTCTAACAACTTGGCGCACGCAACAGCCGGGTCTTCATCCGTGATACCATGACCGCTTAGCCAATCCACTACATTGTCATAGGATTCAGAATCATCCATTCGATCCCATATCCATTTGGAGAACTTATCTGGATCACGGTGGTCGTAAAGGTACTGTGCGTGTTTTGGCTGTATAGGGCGGTCTCCTTTGATATACCGATATTTCGTATCTGGCTGCCTCTTTAATATCTGACAGGAGTCCATTGCGGCATCTTTTATAAAATTTCCGACAAGCTCTGTGAAATAGTCATGTTCAGCTTTCCCGAATGAAATAAACGGAGAAAGGCCTAAAGCATACTCAGAAAATGTCATGCCTCATTTACCTCCTTGTCCTAAGATTTACCTTCTGTCCGAGAGCGTCCGTGGCTGTCCGCCCAGTCCGCTTTTCAAATAGGCCGTTTTGCTACAATAGAATCAGCAAACCGAATTACCGGAAATCCTTCGTGTAAGTGTAGTAATCAATAAAGATTATATCACACTTGGATTCGGATTTCTACACTTTTCGCAAAATTTTATGTTGCGAACGCATATCAAAATTTGCGCAATTAAAAATTTGGTTTGCACTGCTGTAAAGCTCATCCGCTGATCACGGATGATTCCAGAGTAGAGCGGCAGACAACTGAACACAAAGCCAACGACTGGAATAGTTGGCCAGCACTGAAATGAGGATTTCGTTTCGGTTGGCCAACTGCGCATTCTTCCGGCTGCTCTCACGAGTCCTCATTTCGACCAGACAGGGTCGAAGGAGGGCCCGGAGAATGACGGTAAATCAGAGTAAAAAACAGGACAAGCAGTATCAGGTCCCAATGGTGGTAACGGACGAGGTCATCCGCGATTTCGGTATTAAGCCAGAGGAAGTCACCTGGCGGCGCATCGGCAACCGCAAATGCAGGGTAGTCATGGTCGATGCGACCGAGGAAGAGTATCGGGCATATATGGCGCCGATCTGGGCGGAAATCAAACGGGAAGACCGGGATGGCCGCTGTATGGTCAAAGGCAAAAACGACCGACTCATCCGCTGCCCGGAGAGCAACCGCTGTGAGGAGTGCAAGCACTTCTCGGAGGCCAGCCGTGAGCGGAATAAGCCCGCCTCCCTCTCTGTCCTGATAGATGAGGGCGCGGAGCCGATTGCCGAAGGGTCATTTGAGGATGATGTGATTTATGAGACCATCCTGGAAGACCTTATTTCCATGCTGACAGAAATCAAGCCGAAGTACGGCAGGATCTTCCGCCTGCTCTATGACGGGGCCACCCAGCAGGAAATGGCGGACGAGCTTGGCATCAAGCAGCGGACGGTGTCGGACGACATCAAGAAAATCCGTAGCCTGGTGCAGCCGCTGGCAAAAGACATTTTCAACCGTTAAAAAGTGGGCGGTGCTTATCATCACGATAGGCACCGCCTTTTTCAGTCTTTCTTGTAAAACATGGTTTCATAGCCGTCCGCCCGGAGATTCAGCCCCTTGATCCACGGCGGCGTCCTTCCCATCTGCTCACAGACGGCGTCCAAAGAGACGCCCATACTACACTCGATAATCAGCTCGTCATGGACGTGGCCGACAATAAAACAGTGGGAAAGCGTCCGGATGGCGTACATGAGGATATCCCTGGAAACCGCCTGGACGATGTTCTCCACAAATTTCGGGCCGTAGGACTCGATGCGCTCCCATTTCTTTGTACTGCCAACACCCTCATAGGTAACAGAGTCGCCGCCGAATTTGTTTGTCCCCATCTTCGGCTTCACATAGCAGAGCTGGCGGCCGGAAGGCAGAATGATGAACAGCATCCCGCTGCGGTAGCGGAACCGGATACCGTGCGTTTCCGTGTCCAGCCGCTGGCGGACGGTGGTTTTTACGGCATTGTCCACATCCCACCAAAGCTGTACGATGTTCGGATTGGAGGTGCGCCACGCATCCACAAGGGGCTGGAGTTCCTCCTCGGCAAGACCCATCTCCAAAGCGCCCATCGACTTGAGGGCGCCTACCGATCCGCCGTATCCCAGGGCGAGTTCGGCAATCTTGCCCTTCTGCCGGAGATGGGCGTTCTGCCCGTGCTTTTCCACCGGCACATGGAACATGGCAGAGGCGCTGGCGCAGTAGATATCGCCGTTCTCCGCAAAGACCTTCAGCCGCCAGGACTCGCCGGCCAAAAACGAAAGCACCCTGGCTTCGATGGCAGAGAAGTCGGAAACGATGAATTTGTATCCGTCCCTCGGCACAAACGCCGTGCGGATGAGTTCTGACAGGACTTCCGGCACGGAGTCATAGAGTGCAGAGAGCAGGGCGTAATCGCCGGAGCGGACAAGGTTTCTTGAATCCTCCAGATGTGCCATGTGGTTCTGCGGGAGGTTCTGCAATTGGATCAGCCTGCCCGCCCAGCGGCCGCTGCGGTTGGCTCCGTAAAACTGGAACATCCCCCTTGCCCTGCCATCCGCGCATACGGCGTTCTGCATGGCCTGGTACTTCTTTACAGAGGATTTGGCAAGCTGCCGGCGCAGTTCCAGTACCTCGGTAAGCTCCGGCGGCGCAGTTTTCAGAAGTTCCTTCACGGCCTTCTTGTCCAGGGAGTCCACCTCAAGGCCGTGCTTTGTGAGCCACTCCTTCATCTGCTGGACGGAGTTCGGGTTTTCCAGAGCGGTAAGCTGCCGCATCTTTGCGGAGAGATCCTCCCTGGAGCACTCATTGATGGCGATGGCCTGTTCCACCAGCACCATGTCAAGCTGTATGCCCCGGTCGTTGATCTCCTGGTCGAGATGGTATTCCTCCCACAGGAAATCCGGCACAGGGAACTTCGACAGCTTCTGCTGGATCGCCATTTCAGTTTCCACATCCCGCTTGTTATATGCAATAAAGGTTGACCATTTTACCGGGTCATGCTCTGGGAGGTTGCGCATCCTGCCGCCATTGGCCTTGGTAGGCTTGCAGGGGACGCAGAAATAGCGGATGAGCGCCTTGCCCTCAGCCATCTTCTGGTTTTCCAGCTTGAGGACTTTGCCGATTCCCTCCAGAGAGAGGGGCAGCCCCATGTACGCGCCCCATACCAAGGAGCAGCGCCAGGAGGACGGGTCAAGGTAATTCCGGACGGTATCATCCTCTATGCTGTAGGAAGAAAAATACTGCGGATAGTTCCGGCGCAGCCAGACGGAAAGGCAGACCCGCTCGAAGGACGCATTGTACGCCCATTTGATTACGGAATTGTCCGAGAGCGCTCGGATAATATCTTCCGGCACGGTATCGCCGGACGCCAGGTCATATACGGTGACCTTGCCGCCGTTCACGGACACGCCAAAGAGCAGGATTTCAAAATTAGGGGATGAAGCGTATTTATACACGCCGCATTTTTTCAGATCGACATCGGAAAAGGTCTCCACGTCGATAGATAGGGTGTGGATTGCCATAGTACTGTTACCTCCATAAGAAACAGGCGGCAGGAGTGATGTCCCCGCCGCCCGATGTGCATTACTTATTCCTCCGGCTGTTTTGCTGCCTGGCGTTTTTTCTCACTGTGCTTCTTGAACTTTGTCCAGCACCAGTGCAGGCAGTCGGTGATCCAGTATACGATACTGCCGACGGCAAATCCGTACAGGAGAATGAAAATCACGATCACATCAAACTGTTTTGCAAACTCATAAAGCTCTGTCATATCCATTTACCTCACATTTTCTTTGAATGGGCGGGCGGCAGCGGTGACTGCCGCCCTGTGTTGTCTCAGGAAAGATAATCGTCGTCATCCTCGGTGGAGAAATCATCCTCCGCACGGCTCTTGCCGCCCAGAGGCTCCCCATCGGAGATCTTCTGCAGGTTGTTCAGTCCGCAGGCGATGCCCCGGTTGCCGTTGGAGTTAAAAGCATACAGGTTGATGCTGGCCCTGCCGTATACGCCGGAGTACACCTCGGAACGCTCCAGGATGGGGTTCAGGTCCGCATCCACAATGCCGGGTGCAGTGGCGGAATTGGCGTTGATGAAGTACGCATCCGCATAGACCGGATCATCGGGGCGTTCCACATCGCCGTCACGCAGCGGGGTCTTGATGACCGAGAGGGCGGGGACAGTCTTGCCGTTGCCCTTCAGTTTGGACTCGCCCTCCTCATAGGCCGCCTGGATCGCCGCCTTGATGGCTTCCACGGTTTTCTTGTCGGACTTCGGGATGATCAGGCTGACGCTGTACTTGGGCGTGCCGCCGTTGATGCTCTTGGGGTCCCAGACATTCGCATAGCTCCAGCGGGTTCTTGGGCCGGTAATTACCTTCGTCTTATTTACGATCTTTGCCATAGTTGTTGTCCTCCTCATTTTCTTTGAAATCGTTAATGGCTGTGTTCATGGCCGGGCGCTTATCGCTCTCCGGCACAAGTACGGGTTTGCCGGGCGGTTTGTAGACAAGGCCGCCGAGCAGCTCTTCAAACTTCTTCCGGCCGAGGGTCTGACTCATGTCCGTGATGCCAAGCAGTCTCTTCTCATAAGGCTCGTAGCCGGCATCCTCCACCGCTTTGGCGACTGCAGCCTCATCGGTGTACTTCCGGTTGGAACGGCCCTCGACCACTTTGAATCCTGTGAACTTCGTCCCGGAGAGGGCTTTCTGCAGGGCGTAGTCCTTGACGTCCCCGGCCCAGGAGACCAGTTCGTCCGCTTTGGTAAGAATAGCGGCGACCTCATCATCACCCAGGAGCGCGGGCATCTCGAAGTCATACCGCGCCAGTTCCAGGTTATACTCCGCCCGTTTGCGGCAGTTGGCCTTTGCCTTGCAGAACTGGCAGTGGCCGCCGGCCTTGAACTCACCCTTGCCCTCGTATGCCAGCTTGGCTGCAGGGGCAAGCACGGTCTCCGCCCAGGCCAGAAGGTCTTCCCGGCTCATGGTGTATGTGCTGACATTCTCCCGGCGGGGCTGGTAGATGGTCAGGCTGACCTGTGCGATATCGTAGATGCCATCGAACAGGTCGAGGGCGCCCAGCGCATAGCAGGAAAGCTGGCTGTTCTTCTCCGCAGACACCAGGACGCCAAGCCCGTGCTTGTAGTCAATGATGTGGAGAAGCCCGTCCGAAACAATGACGCAGTCCCCGGTGCCGAAGCTGCCCTCGATCCCCACATAGCGGGAATAGTCGAGCCGCTGCTCCACAAGCACCAGCGGGTCGGCGCAGCGTTCCCTGGCCTTTGCCACTTCCTCCATCACGAAGGCACAGTAGCCGTCGGCGCAGTCCTCCATCTCCTGGGAGTAGTAGGTCAGGTTCTCTGTAGGGTCCTTCACCCTGCGGCCAAGGGCTTTTTCCACCTTATAAGCACACAGCTCATGGCAGTCGGTCCCCTCCTGGGCGTATTCGCTGGGCCTGTCCGCATACTCCTCGCAGAGCCGGGCCGACGGCGGGCAGTTGATCCACCTGTGGCTTGCGGAGGCGGAAAGAAAGGAATGCTTACCCATCGTTTCCCGCCCCCGGCTTTCCGAGCGCGTCCGCTTCCTTCAGAATCCCTTCAAACCTGGAAGGGTCGATATCTGACAGCTTCCTCGCTCCGTACTTTGTGATGAGGGCTTTAACCTCTGCCGAGTACCCTGCCTGGGCGATCACCGTCATGCGGTGGCGCACCTCCTCAAGGGTGAGTGCTTTTGGCTTCTCCTTCGGCGGCGCATCCTCTGCCGCCTGGGAAGAAAACATCCCCGCCAGCGTATTGGCGATTTCGATGATGGTCTCCCCGCAGGAGCGCAGCTCCTTAATCTGTAAGTCCAGGTCGCTCATTTTCCCCATCCGGCGTTCCTCCTTCCTGATTTGCCGTCTGCAGCTTTCTGGCGAGACGCTTTGCGATCACGCTGATGGCGATCAGCACATCGGCGAGTTCCTCGTCAAGCTGCCTGTCTCTGGTTGTCTCTGAATTTTCCTGCATCCGCAGCACCTCCGTTTCCGAGCGGCTTTCCTGCCCCTCTGTCTCTGAAAGGACAAGGACGGCATTTTTTAGCGGTGCTTTTTTGAACAAAGTTAGCTGTGGTGTGAAAACGCAGATGAATGTAATCTGATATTTGAAACCATTAAAATATAACGATTTATAAATCTTTGCATACTAAAAAAAGAGGCTATCATGTCTTGGAAAACATGATAGCCTCTTTTTTTTAGTTGCTTTTGACGGCAACACCATAACGGAGCGTTTTATAAATTGTTACGCCAATCTCGAATAGGGTAATTGCAACAATAAAAGCAAGAAACCCGTTGGACACCATATCAGCGTTCCAGTAAGTGAGAAATCTTGCTCCTGAATCTGCATGATCGCCCAACGCCTGTTCAATCTCAAGTACAAAATTCGGATTCCAAATGGGTAAGACCTTTAGTACAATGATGCTCAATACAATTTGAAGTACTCCGCACACTATATTACTGATCATAACCAGTCTACAGTAGACCCCGACAACCAAGCGTAATATCTCGTCTGCAAGACCAATCAGCAGACTTAGTATAAAGACGGGAAGAACGATGCCCCACTGTTCCAGATTAAAAATAGGTACGGTCATTACGGTTTCGCCTTCTGTAAAGAACGCAGCAAAGAAATGAGGAGCAAAAATCAGCAGCACACTAAAAATAACGATAAATATAATGCCTACAATGCTGTCGCCCCGACTTATGATTGCTTTTTTATCGGGTACAGGCTCTAAAAATTTTGGTGTCCAACGGGAGCGGGAAGTTGGAGTTTTGCCTTCTCCCGACAGACTTTCTAAGGACCATTTTTCTTCCTTTTTCAGCTCGAATTGAACCTTCTTCCGCTCCATAATGGCAAAAGTCAAGGTCACTGCACCGAATGCGGACACGCAGGACAGAATAGCATCAGTAATTCCGGTGATTAGACCATCTACAATGGCTCGGATAATGACAGAAGCAGAGTTCTGTGCAGTAATCGCAGGCATTTCTCCTATAGCATTTATCAGAGAAATAAGCAAAATCGGTATGGCAGCACAGACTATGACAACCTTAACAAACCACAGATAGGTGTCAAAATATTCCGGGCCAATCAAATATCTTTGGTCGCCTTGATATTGTTTTGCAAATTCAGCAGGATCGCCGAGTTCAGTCAGCGCCTCTTCCATAGAGCCTTTATCCGTATACATATCGCTGATCAGCTCTTCCAGCTCCATACGCACTTCATCTCGCTGAGCCTTGGAAAGCCGACGGATTACCTGGTAAATATATCGATCCATATAGTCTTTTTCATTTGGCGTCATGATTCTTCCTCCCTTAATAACCGGTCCATTCCGGCGGATAAGTTTTGCCAGTATGCTTTCAGCTTCTCATAAATTTCTGTTCCGTATTTTGTCCGCTGATAATATTTTCTCGGTTTTACGCCACCGGTTTCCCACTTGCTTTCCAAAAGCCCCTGATTCTCAAGCCGGCGAAGGAGAGGATACAAGGTGTTGGGGTCAATGGCAACGCCTTTTTCTTCCAAGCTCTGTACCAAAGCATACCCATACTTCGGTTCTTTCATCTGGCTGAGTACGCTAATTGTCAGTGTGCCTCTGCGAAGCTCCAAAAGCAAAGAGGATAATAAATCTTTTTCTTCTCCCATCAGCGTCACCTCCTAATGTCATTATACTGTATGTCATACTGTATTGTCAATATAAAAATAAAAGGTCAGTCACAGGAGTTTTGAAAAGTTTGAATACCCACCGCTGAAACGGAGGATTTCTGTCCTTTCACAATTAGAGAGGTGTAAGCCGCTCAATTTTCAGAGAAAGGATGGAAACAGACTATGGGAACAGCGAAATCAAAAGGTCTGCCGCGTTGTACTGCGCACAGGGACTGCTTTGCTAATAAGGACGGTGTGTGCGTCTGCCTGGGGGATAATGACTTCCACGGGAAGGACTGCCTGTTTTTCAAGACCACGGCGCAGTGTGACGCGGACAGGCAGAAAAGTTACGAGCGGCTGGTCAGCATCGGACGGGACGACCTGGTCGAGCGGTATCAAGTGAGGGGTGTGTATGGGAGTTAGCAGATATAACAGCGAAGGCTACTACGACCCGACGGCCTATGAAGCCCTCACAAAAATCGTTCAGGAGGAAAAGGCGGCGAGATACCGGCCGCTGGTGTATATCTGCTCCCCGTACTCCGGGGACACGGAGGGCAATACCGAAAAAGCAAGGCGGTACAGCCGCTTTGCCGCAGACGCCGGCACGATCCCCATTGCGCCGCATCTGCTGTTCCCACAGTTCCTATCGGAAGAAACGGAGCGGGAGCTGGCGATTTTTATGGATCTGGTGCTGCTGGGCAAGTGTGAGCAGCTCTGGGTGTTCGGCGGCGAGGTGTCCGATGGGATGCGCCGGGAGATTGGAAGGGCAAAGCAGAAAAATATGACGATCCGTTATTTTACGGAGGATATGGAGGAAACGGAATGCAGATGACAATTTATGACGCCGCGACGGTGGGGAGCCGGTCAAACTGCGTGTACCCGAATCCCGTGACGGTCACGGATGCGGACACCATGCGGCAGGCGGCGGCCTTCGACCATGTGTGCGCGGCATATAAGCAGAACTACCGCAGCGTGGACAATTTTCTGAAAGCGGACTGTCTGCCGATGGACTGTGACAACGACCACTCGGACGACCCGGATGACTGGCTCACGCCTTTTGACGTGGCGATGGACTTTCCGGGCGTGGGGATGATCTTTGTCTACAGCAGGAGCCACATGAAGCAGAAAGGAAAACGAGGCCCCAGGCCACGGTTCCATGTGTATTTTATCTGCACGGAGACAACGGATGCAGCTCTTTACAGTTCATGGAAGGACAAGCTGATTGCCGATTACCCCTATTTCGATGACGGGGCTAAAGACAGCGCCCGGTTCCTTTTCGGGGTAAAGAATGCGGCGGTCGAGGTGTATGACGGCGAGATTACCATTGATGCGTTCCTGGCAGACCACTTTGCGGAGTGGGACGAGGCGCAGGGGCAGATCCCGGAGGGTTCCCGGAACAAGACCATGTCCCATTACGCCGGCCGGATCATCAAGCGGCTGGGGAATACGGAGGAAGCTCATAAGCAGTTCTTAAAGGAAGCGGAAAAATGCAGCCCGCCGCTGGATGATGCGGAACTTGCGGGTATCTGGGCCAGCGCCGTGAAGTTCGGCGCGAAGGTAGCTGCCCAGGAGGGATATATCCCGCCGGAGCAGTACAACCAGGACTTCCTGCTGATGCCGGAGGATTTCTCGGATGTAGGCCAGGCTATTGTATTGTCGCGGGAGTACATGGATCGGCTCCGCTTCTCCCCGGCTACGGATTACATCGTGTTCAACGGCTCGTTCTGGGAAGAATCCCAGCCTAACGCCCAGGGCATTGCCCAGGAGCTGACCGCAAGACAGCTTGAGGAAGCGGAAACAGAGATACAGCGGTGTATGAAGGAGATGTCGGATAACGGCGCGTGGGCCATGCTCGCCGCGATGGGCGCCAAGAAAGCGATGGCGGCGTTCAGCGAAGCCCAGCGGCGCTCCTTTGAAAAGTACGAGCGGGCGGAGACCTACCGGAAGTATGCCATCAAGCGCCGGGATACGAAATACATCTCGGCCGCCTTAAAGGAAGCCCGCCCGATGATCCAGATCGAGCAGCGCGTCCTGGACGCGGATGAGTTTTTACTGAACCTGCCGTCCGGCACCTGCGATCTGAGGACGGGGGCTGTCCGGGAACACAACGCCCAGGACTATATCACGAAACAGACGGCGGTGGACCCGTCCGGGGACGGCATGGATGTCTGGGAGGACGCCCTCCAGACCTTCTTCCAGGGGGACGCCGACCTGATTCGCTATGTGCAGGAGATTGTGGGGCTTGCCGCCATCGGCAAGGTCTACATTGAAGCCCTGGTCATTGCCTACGGCGAGGGCCGGAACGGAAAATCCACCTTCTGGAACACCATCGCCCGTGTGCTTGGCACCTACTCCGGCAATATGTCCGCAGACACCCTGACTGTGGGCTGCAAGCGCAACGTGAAGCCGGAACTGGCGGAAGCCAAGGGCAAGCGGATGATCATCGCCGCCGAGCTGGAGGAAGGGATGCGCCTGAACACATCCAACGTCAAGCAGCTCTGCTCCACGGACGAGATCTATGCGGAGAAAAAGTACAAGGCGCCGTTCTCCTATGTCCCCACCCACACGCTGGTGCTGTATACCAACCACCTGCCCAGGGTCGGGGCGATTGACCAGGGCACCTGGCGGCGGCTCATCGTGATCCCCTTCAACGCCAAGATTGATGGCAAGGCCGACATCAAAAACTATGCGGACTTCCTGTTCAAGATGGCGGGCGGAGCGGTCCTTCAGTGGATCATCGAGGGCGCAAAGCGCGTCATTGCCAGCGATTACAAGATTGCCCAGCCCAGGGTGGTGCAGGACGCCATCCAGAAATATAAGGAGAACAACGACTGGCTATCCCACTTCCTGGAGGACTGCTGCGAGATCGATCCGTCTTATGAAGCGAAGTCTGGCGAGGTTTACAACACCTATCGCAGCTATTGCAATCAGATGGGCGAGTATGCGCGAAGCACCACGGATTTTTACACTGCCATTGAGGCGGCGGATTTTACGCGCCATAAGACGAAAAAAGGGATGTTGATTCGCGGATTCCGCTTGAAATCAGAGTTTGAGTAAGCACAAAACGGTAAGGGTGACGGTCAGTGACAGTCTTTCCCTAAAGTCCTCTAAGGACAAGAAAAAATAACATATATAAAGAAATCATGGGAGGACTGTCATAGACCGTCACCAGAAGGAGGTCTTATGAGAGAGAAAACCATCGAACAAAAACTGGTTCAGGCGGTTAAGGCCAAAGGCGGGATTGCGCCGAAGTTCGTGTCGCCGGGATTTTCCGGGGTTCCCGACCGCCTTATCCTATTGCCGGACGGGAAATGCGGCTTCGTGGAAGTCAAGGCCCCTGGCGAAAAGCCACGGCCGCTGCAGAAGTCAAGGATACGGCTTTTGCGGCGGCTGGGGTTCCTGGCATTTGTCCTGGACGGCGAGAGCCAGATCCCCCACATCCTTTCAGAAATCGGAGGTGACAGCGGTGGAGTTTAAACCGCATGATTATCAGCAATATGCCATCGAGTACATCGAAACACACGAGGTCGCCGCCGTACTGCTTGATATGGGCCTTGGCAAGACGGCAATCACGCTGACGGCTTTGTACGACCTGCTGTTCGACTACTTTGAGATCACCCGCGTCCTGGTGATTGCACCTCTCCGGGTGGCGAGAAATACATGGCCCCAGGAGATTGAAAAGTGGGACCATCTGAAAGACATCCGCTATTCCGTGGCGGTCGGCACGGAAAAAGAACGGCTGGAGGCATTCCACAGGGATGCGGACATCTATATCATCAATAGGGAGAACGTCCAGTGGATGGTGGAGAATGTCCCCTTTGAGTTTGACGCCATCGTGGTGGACGAGCTTTCGTCCTTCAAAAACTGGAACAGCAAGCGGTTCAAATTGCTGATGAAGGTGCGTCCCAGGGCAAAGCGAGTCATCGGCCTTACGGGTACCCCGTCCGGGAACGGGCTGATGGACCTGTTCGCCGAGTTCAAGGTGCTGGATATGGGGCAGCGACTGGGGAGGTTTATCACCAAGTACCGCCAGGACTATTTCCGGCCGGATCGGATGAACGGTCAGGTGGTGTATTCCTATAAGCCCCTGCCGGGAGCGGAGAAACGGATCTATGACAAGATCTCCGATATCACCATCTCCATGAAAGCAACCGATCACCTCAAGATGCCGGAACTCATAAACAGCGAGTACCGGGTGTATATGGAGGAGCCGGAACAGGCTATTTACGATGAGATGTGCGAAGACCTGGCGGCGCAGCTTGATAAGGGCGAGGTAACGGCGGCAAATGCCGGAGTACTGTCCGGGAAACTCTGTCAGATGGCAAACGGGGCGGTCTATACGGATAACGGGGATGTGGAACATATCCATGACCAGAAGCTGGACGCCCTGGAGGACATCATCGAAAGCATGAACGGAAAGCCCCTGCTGGTGGCTTACTGGTACCAGCACGACCTTGACCGCATCGAGGAACGGCTGCGGCTGCGGAAGATCGGCTTTGCAAGGCTGGACTCTGACGCCAGCATCGCAAAGTGGAACCGGGGCGAAATTCCCGTGGCGCTGATCCATCCCGCTTCTGCCGGCCACGGGCTGAATCTCCAGAGCGGCGGCGCCACCCTCTGCTGGTTTGGCATTACCTGGAGCCTGGAACTGTATCAGCAGACGGTGGCGCGGCTTTACCGGCAGGGTCAGGCGTCCAAGACCGTGGTCGTACAGCACATCATCACGGACGGCACCATTGATGAGCGCATTATGAAAGCCCTGCAGTATAAGGACAGGACGCAGTCGGCGCTGATCGATGCGGTCCGGGCAAACCTAAGAAAATGAGAGTCAATCAAGGCAAATCCGAGGGAAACCATTTCTTTTTCGGAGGTAGTGCCTATGAACAAGCAGCAGACGGAAATGAAGGAGTACCTTTCCCAGGCGTTCCGCATTGACCAGCGGATACAGAGCAAGATGGAGCAGGTAGCGTCACTGAATGACCTCGCCACACGGGCGACCGCGACTTATTCGGATATGCCCGGAAGTGAGACGAGAAATCTCCACCGTATGGAGGACGCCATCCTTTCCATCATTGAGCTGGAAGCAGAGATCAATGGGGACATCTGCAAACTGGTGCAGACGAAAAAAGACATCGTCCATAAAATCAAGGCTGTCCAGAACACGGAGTACCAGACCCTTCTGGAGCTGCGGTATCTGTGTTTCAAGTCCTGGGAGCAGATCGCCGTGGACATGGGATATGAGCTTCGGTGGCTGTACCGTCTCCATCACAGGGCGTTGGACGCCGTTTCTGAAATAAGCCACTAAAAGCCACTGCAATACACCTTGTCCCTGTGATATAGTTAGAATCAGAAAAACAGGACAAGGAACGAGCCTTGCGGGAGCAATCCTGCAGGGCTTTCCTTTTGCCCGGAAAGCGAGGTGCAGCGTGCCAAAGAAACCAAAACGCCCCTGCTCCTACCCCGGCTGTCCAAACCTCACGGACGGGCAGTACTGTGAGGAGCATGAAGCGATTGCCCGGAAACGGTACAACAAGTACGGCCGCCCTGCTGACAGCAACAAGAAGTACGGTCGGGCTTGGAAACGAATCCGCGACCGCTACGCTGCGGCGCACCCTTTGTGTGAGATGTGTCTGAAGGAAGGACGGCTGACTCCTGTGGAGGAGGTCCATCATATTGTCCCTCTATCACAAGGCGGGACGCATCGGAATGACAATCTGATGTCCCTCTGCCAGTCCTGCCACACAAAGCTACATCACGAGCTTGGCGATCGGTGACCGTGGGGCGGTCAAAATCTCCGGGACCTGCATGAGCGGACAGCGGCCTGGGGCTTCGTGTGCGAAAAAGGCGAAATCAAAAGGGTAATTAAGGGCGGCCGTCTGCGGCTGCTTTATTTTTCGAGAAAAGGGGTGAGAAAATGCCGACAAAATCCAATAACACAGGCGGGCGCGGCGGTGCGAGACCCGGTGCGGGAAGAAAAAAGTCTGCGGTCAAGGAGAAAGCCGAGAACGGCAATCCGGGCGGGCGCAGACTGGAAGTGCTGGACATTCCCGAAGTCGAGGGTGTCGATATGCCAAAGCCCCATGAATTCTTATCCGCCGAGCAGCGTGACGGGAGTACGCTCCAGGCGGAGGAAATATACACGGAAACCTGGGAGTGGCTGAAAAAGGTGGGTTGCGCAGCGAAGGTGTCTCCCCAGCTTTTGGAGCGGTACGCCATGTGCAGCGCCCGCTGGATTCAGTGCGAGGAGATGACCAACCGCATGGGCTTCCTCTCCAAGCACCCGACCACCCAGAAGCCGATCCCGTCCCCGTTCATCAACATCGGCATCAACTACATGAACCAGGCGGTGCGGCTCTGGAACGAGATCTTCCAGATCGTCAAGGAAAACTGCAGCACGGATTACGGGGAGGTTTCTCCTCAGGATGATTTGATGGAGCGTCTGCTGCGGGCGCGGAAAGGATAAAGCTATGTTTGAAAAAGTAAATCCGTGCCACCCGGACAAGGTGGCTGACCGTATTGCCGGCGCTCTGGTGGATGCGGCGTACAGAAAAGAAAAAAATCCCAGGATTGCTGTGGAGGTTCTCATCGGCCACGGTGTCTGCCACATCATCGCGGAGAGTTCCGTACACATCCCGCTGGATGAGGTGGATGCCATTGTGAAGCGTATCGGCGGGAATCTGCACCTGGATTATGTGGAAGTGCCGCAGGACGGACGCCTTGCCAATAACCAGGCAGAAGGAATCCGCTGCGGTGACAATGGCATCTTCAAAGGGATGCCAGTCACGGAGGAGCAGAAAATTCTCTGCGAGATCGCAAAAAGTGTGTATCACACTTATCCCTCGGATGGGAAGTACATTATTGACGAAGCAAGGCTGATCCTCTGCCAGAGTAATGCGCCCACAGAGGAACTGCAAAAGATGTATCCCACCGCCGAGGTCAATCCTCTGGGTGACTGGTCGGGCGGCACGGATGTGGACTCCGGCGTGACCAATCGTAAGCTCGGCTCAGATATGGCCGATTCGGTGACGGGCGGCGGTCTGCATGGGAAGGATCTCTCCAAAGCGGATGTGTCTGTCAATATTTACGCATGGCTGAAGGCGCAGGAAACGGGAAAGCCAGTGCAGCTTGTCTGCGCCATCGGGGATGATACAGTGGACGGTGTTCCCTACGCTGAGATCGTGGAGACTGCCCGGAGATACATCCAGAGCCTTGGGGGATTTGAGAAATTTGCGGAATGGGGGCTGGTGCGATGAAGACAACAACGGAAATGCAGCTTGTCCCGATTGCCAAACTGGTACCCTATGTGAACAACGCCCGCACCCACTCCCCAGAGCAGATTACGAAGCTCCGCTCGTCCCTGCGGGAATTCGGCTTTATCAATCCCGTCATCATTGACCGGGATTTTAATGTGATCGCCGGCCACGGCAGAATCCTGGCGGCAAAGGAGGAAGGCATCACTGAGGTTCCCTGTGTGTTTGCTGACCACCTCAGTGAAGCTCAGAAGAAAGCCTATATCATTGCGGACAACCGCATGGCGATGGATGCCGGATGGGATGAGGAACTTCTGCGGGTGGAGATTGAGTCGTTGCAGGGCATGGACTTTGATCCCCTGCTGACCGGCTTTGATGAGAAGGAACTGGCGGACCTGTTTGCGGATGATTCCGGCAGCGAAGCCAGGGACGATGGTTTTGACCTGACAGCCGCGTTAGAGAAAGCCTCTTTTGTGGAGCGGGGCGATGTCTGGACGGTGGGCCGGCACCGCCTTGTGTGCGGGGATGCCACCTCTGCCGAGGATGTGGCTCTGCTCATGGACGGCAGGAAAGCCAACCTCATCGTGACAGACCCGCCCTATGGCGTCTCCTTCAAAAGTGCC